TCTTGTCCATCAGATCATTGAGATAGACCGCCATGGCGAACGGCACCTCGTAGGTGTGGCCTGGCTGAAAGATGCGCTGATCGATCATGATCGGATCGGGATCGACCTCGCCGCCATTGGCTTTCCGCAGCCGCGGCAGATCGATGTAGATCCTGACCGGCCGTTCCATCTCCTCGAGAAAGGCCTCGTCGGCAGGCATCGTGCCGGCCTCGCGCCGGGCCTCGGCCAGAGCCGCATCGTAGAACTTCTTCGCTCTCTCCTTCTTGCGCTCCTTGTCGACCTCGCGCTTGGCCCGCGCCTTGATCTCGGCGATCTCCTCGTCGTCGAGCAGATCGTCGAGCCGTTCCTCGTCGATCGGCGAAGGCAATACCATCGGCTCGGAGATTTCGGGTTCTTCGACAGGTTCACCTTTCGCCGCGGCGATTTGGGCCAATACCTCCTTGGCGACGGCGTCGCGCTTTTTCTCGTCGGCGGTCATACGAAGGTCCAGCTTCCGTTCTGAATCGCGTCGGCCGAGACCAGGATCGGCCACCCGACATTGGTGCCGCTGAGGTTGTCGATGGCGACGACGTCCCCCGGCAAGACGCGCAGATACCCGCGGTTGGGGATGAACAAGAGGCCGTTGTAGGCGAACTCGCCGGCCGGGGCATAGGGCGAGCGCCCCTGGTTCATGCTGTTCTGCAGATTGGGATCGTTGCGGATGCCGTTGCTGATGGTCGCGATGTCGGCCGGCAAGAGCACCTGCGGCGATGGTGAGAAGGCGACCGCGGTCAGGTTGCCGCTGGTCGCGAGGGTGTGCGTCGCCATTTCATTCATCCACCAAATAAAATGGTTTATCGATCCATTGATCGGGACGGACATGTACGTTCGGCCCCGGGTTTGGCCAGTAGCTGAAACCATCTTCCGGCATTCGACAGAAATAAATCGGATATCCGACAGCACCACGGGCACTCTTGGGTATCGTTCTCATCTCAGCCATTGAAATTTCACAAACCGGCACCCTCATCTCATCTCTTCCTCTTCTTAGGTTTGCCGCCGCCGCGCGAGACGACGGTGGCATAGCCGATACTGCGCGCAGTCCGTGTCGACTTGCCTCGTGCCCGCTCGCTAGCCGCGATGTGCTGCGCCTGGCGGTCTTCCTTGGCCGAGAAGCGATGTCCTTTGCCGGGCATTACTTCTTCTTTCGGCGCGCCCTGGCGGCGGCGCGCGAAGCCGGCACGATCACCTCGCCCTTGTGTAATTTGTGCGGCCCGGTCTTCTTGACCTTGCCGCCCTTCTTCATGCTCGGCAGCGCGCCCGGAAGCGCACCCGCTCCCGGCAGACCTCCCCCTAGAGCGCCGCCCATCGGCAGCGCTGCGGGTGCCCCTCTACCGAGCCCGGCGAGCGGAGCGATCGGCCGGCGCGCGAGGCTCGGCGCACGGCGGCGGCGGCGCGTGGGAGTGACGCGCGGAGTACGCATTACTCCGATCCCAGCGCCCAGTTGCCGATGGTGGCGAGCACCGGGGCAGTGAGCTTGGTCTGGATGTTGGCCGCAGCGGTGTTGATCGCGGCGGCGATTTGCGCGGCGGTCGGCGGGGTCGTCGTGGCATTGCCGACCTGGGCCACCGAGAGGAACCGCATCGTCTGCATCGCCGGGGCATTGCCCGCGATGTCGGCCGGCGTGTAGCCGCCGATGTTCGAGTTCGCCTGCTGCAGCAAGGTGCCGCCGGTGCCGCGCGGGGTCAGCGACAAATCGGCGTAGATTCTCACCGAATAGAGGTAGTCCGCCATTTGACTTCTCCTGCTAAATCAGCTATATCTCCAGTTGGTTTAATGGAGACAGCCGATGACTGAAAAACGTTGCTCTCGGTGCGGTGAATCTAAGCCGCTTGAGGACTTCAGCCCAGCCAATCTCAGCAAGGACGGCCACCAGGCTTATTGCAAACCGTGCGCGGCGGCGCATTACCGCGAATGGCGGGTGTTGCGCAGAACCGGCGAGAAGCGCTGCGGACGCTGTGGCGAAGTCAAGGCGCTTGACGCCTTTTATACACGCAACAACCCGGCCAAGGGCCGTTACCAAGCATGGTGCAAGGACTGCCAGAAACATGCCGTCATTTCGGGATACCGCGACAATCCCGAAAAGCATGCGGCCTACAATCGCGAATGGGGTCAGCGCAATCCCGATAAGAAGGCCGACATAGCCCTCAAGACGAGGCTGGGATTGCCGCACGGCACCTATGCTCGATTGCTCGCCGCCGCCGAAGGCAAATGTGAGATCTGCGGCACCACCGAGGCCGGTCCGCGCATCAGCCGCTTTCATGTCGACCATGACAACATCTCGGGCCAGACGCGCGGGTTGCTGTGCGGAAGATGTAACGTCGGCATAGGCCAGATGCTGCACTCTGTCGAAATATTGGAGAGAGCGATTCATTACATTAACAAGTATAACGGCTCACCCGAACTGACCAGTGCCGCTGGCACTACTTTCAATGCGCGCACCGAATAGTTGGTTGAGAATGCAAAATCCGTCCCAGAGCTTCCAGCCTATGATCCGTAACTGGTTGAGGGGATCACTTTTATCTGCGTTAGTCAGTCGATGCCACGTCACATTACTTAGCTCGAGCGCAGCGAAGTAGTGCTCGCCGAATATATACGTCGGAAACACCGTGACCCCGACTTGCGGAGCGGCGGGCGGCACCTGCGGGACGCCGAGCCCGGTGATCGTGACGGTGGAGCCGGCCAGCAACTGCACGGCCTGGCCGGCATAGGGGCCGGTTGCCGGGCCTGCTGTGGTGGTGCCGAGGTTGGTCGGGACGCCGCCGGCGGCGAGCCCGATATAGACCGAATAGGTGAAGTTGCTCGGGCTGGTCGGCAAGGTGACGACGACGGTGCCGTTGGCGGCGATGGTCTGCGCTGCGCTGACCTGGTAGATGCGCTGCTCGTACTGGTTCTGCGGATCGGCGCCGACGACCTGCACGAGGTAGGAACCGCCCGCCAGGTTGCCACCGGTGCCGGGGGTGTAGGAGAGCCCGCTGTCGTTGTTGGCGAGCCCGACCCAGAACGGCACCATGTTCGATTCGCAGAAGTGCATGCCCCGCCATTGGCCGACCTCGTTGATGTACAGCATGTTGATGTCGCTGTAGGACCAAGCGAGCTGCACCGTCGAGTTGTTGGCGAAGTCGTTCAATGGGATCGGATGCGCGACGGCAACGTAGTGCTCGTGGGTGACCGGGTTGGACCGCGCCTTGCGCGGGCCTTCGTCGATCGACTTATTGACGTGCTCGCCGGTCGGCCCGTTCATCATGTAGGCGCCGAGCGTCTTCAAATTCGCCACGGTCCGGTTGACGGTGAACGGATCGAGCAGGTCGCCGTTCTGGATCAGGGCGCGGGCGCCGCGCTGGTTGACGAAGTTGACCTGGACCGCCCCCATCAACTGCACCAGCGAATTGCGCTCCAGGGTCTCGGGGAGCTGCAATTCGAGCATGCGCCCGGCCTGCACCAGCACGTCGTGCATCGGGGTGATCTCGGCGATGTCGGTGATGTTGGCGCGGTCGCCCCACTGCATCAATATGCCGGTGACCTGGCTGATCGAGGGCGCTTGCCCCGGTGGCGGGATGCCTTCGGCGATCGGCCCGGAAGGCAAGACGAACCGGTTGTAGCGGGTCGCCGTGAAGGTCAGACCCATCCCTTCGGGGATGCGGATCTTCTGGGCGAACTGGCGCACAACGAGGTGTCTCTGCGCGACCGGCAGCACCTCCTTGTCCAGGAAACGCGGAACGTCGCCTTGGTATAATGCGCTAGTGCCGAGTGGTGCGACCATTCATCTCTCCTCAGAGCGGCAGCTGCCACCCTGAGCAGAGAGGCTAGCTACCAGACATCGCCGAGCCTGGTGTTCCGCAGCCGATCGACGACGGCGTCGTAATCGTCGGCCGCACCGTTGCGCCGGGCGGGGGGCACGGTCGAGCGGCCGCCTCCCGGCTGGGTGGTCTCGCGGGCGATCGCCCTTCTGCCGGCCTGGCGCTGGCGGTCGCCGTCGCGCTTGGTCTTGTCCCGCACCTGCTGCGCCAGCAATTGGTTGTAGAGCGCCTCGCGGGTCGGGTTCGAACCCTGCTGGCGCGCCTGATTGAGCATCTCCTCGATCTGGCTGCCCCAGCGCCGCGCCAGCGGCTCCTCGCGCTGCACCGCAGCAAAATTCTGCCGGTCGATGGTGTCGCCGACCTCGAGCCGCGCGCGCATCAATTGCTGGGTCATGCGCTGCTCGGCCTGCCCGGCGTAGTACTGGGCCTGCTCGTGCGGCATCATCTGCGCCACACGTTCGGCCTCCAGCCGCTGGGCTTCGGCTCCTCGGTAGGGATCGGGTTGCGGCTGGCGCGAGGTGGTCAGCAGCTGGTCGACATTCGCCCGTAACCGACGGTTGTCTTCCTCCTGCTGCTTCATCCGCGCCCGCATCGCCCTGATCGTGCGGTTCTCGCGCGGCTCGCGCTGAGCACCGCCATCGGGGCGTCGAGGTTGCGGCTCCTCGCCGGTCTCTTCGGGTTCTAGGGGGCCCTCTTCAGGCTCAAGATCGAGGAGATCGTCGAGCGCAGTCCGATCGTCCGCTGTGCCGAGGTCGTCGGCATCATCACGTTCGTCGCTCAAGATTCCTCCGGGTGACCGGGCGCTCTGCGCTTCAAGTGCGCGACACTGCCTTCGCCTTTACGGCGGCGATGCCGAAAATGTCAAGAAGCTTTCCCTCTCACACCCTTCGCGGCATGACCAACGCGCCCGCACGCGGCAGGGCGTCAGGATGGATTTGACCTGGAGGGCCTCGCAGCAGCCGCGGTCCCGGTGCCTGTCCGCCGGGCGCGGGCGGGGTCGGGCCGGGTTGCCCAGAGGTTCCCGGCTGCCCCGGTGCCATCGGCGGCTGTCCCGGCATCCCCGGTTGGGGCTGCTGCTGCGCCGCCTGGGCCTGGGCCTTCATGCCCTGCTGCACCTGATGGCGCTGCATGTGGACTTTCGCGCTGGCCGCGACGGTCGGGTTGGGGTGGCGGGTCAGCGGCAGGTGGGCCTGCATGTGCCGCGGGTCTTCGTCCATTGGGTGGACGCCGACGTCGAAGCCCTCAGCGAGCATCTGGTTCTCGAGCTGCGGATCGACCGCCAACTGCGCCCGCTGGTCCTTGATGATCAATCGGCCCATGCGCCAGCCGAAGATGTTGCCGGCGGCGTGCTCGAGCGCCGGGGCCGGGTCGAGCATGTAGCCGGCGCGGTTCAAGTCCTGGCTCAACCCCCGGGCGACATTCAAGAACGCGATCTGCTGCTGCTGCTGGGCGGCATTTCTGGCCTGCTCGACGCCAAACCAGGTGAAGTGATAGCGCGTCGTCGACTGCAGCGGCGGCACGGCCTCCATCTTGGCGGCGTGCCCGAGCTCGCCGTAGGTCCGCACCGTCGTCTCCTCGTCGCGGAACTGGTGGTCCATCTCGACCCAGCGGGTCAGCATCGGCGTGAGGATCCCCTCCTCGATGACCGAGCAGGCCTCCGCGGTGGTCAATATGTCGACGGTCTGCTCCATCGCCACCTCGGCCTGGTTGCGCCGCCCGCCGGGTCTTCCGGAGGATTGCGGCATCATCGCCGGGTTGACCCCCATCGACTGAAAGATCAGCGCGGTGTCGTTCTGGATGATGGCGATGCCGTCCTGCCACAACTTGGGGAACTCGGCAAAGCGGGTCGAATTCGGATCGACCTCCCAGATCGCCGCCAGGTTAAGCATCATCGTCGCCGTCCTGGGGTTCTTGGCCGGATCGGTCATGATGATCGGCAGCATCGAGTAGGTGGCGCTGTCGGCCGCCTGATTGGCGATGTCGTTGGCATGGTACTGGAGCGAGGCGACACCTCCCTCGATCGGCGAGGTGCCCTTGAACACACCGGTGATTTTCTCCTGCGGGACCGACAGCAGCGGGCAGCGGTCGTTCCAGAACGGATTGCGCCGGCAGCTCAGGATCAGGTCGTAACCGCCGTACAGACTCTTCGCGAGCCGCCGGCCTTGATCGCCGCACTCGATGACCTTCCAGGTCTCGTAAGCCTGAAAGAACCGGCCGCGCCCGCGCACACCGGCGGCGTCGACCAGTTCGCGCTCGATGTTGCGGTTGGTGTCGTCGCCTTGCCGGCGGACGATGTCGAGGAGCTGCTGGCCTTCGCGTCGACGGATCTCGCCGCGTTCGATCATCTCCTCGACCTGGCCCTTGGTCCACCTCCTGATAATCGTGACCGACCCCCCCGCATTCAGCGCGTCGTCGAGGTTGGCCGCGGTAACCGGCAATACCAGGACGTCGGTGTCGTGGATGATCTCGACGGTCGGATGATCGTCGATCAACTCCTCTTCGGTGATGGTCTCGATCGGCGCGGGCGCCTCGGTGCCCTCAAGCGGCCCGGGCATGCCTTCGAAGGCCAACTGCGGGCGAATAGTTTCACGTGACACAACGTGGCGAGAAGTTCTGTTCCAATCAACGTATAGGTTGTATTGTCCTTCGATGTCGCCGTTGCGCAGCATCGCGGCGATCATCTGCGTGCGCAGCGACGTCTTTCTTACGTAATCCTCCAGCAATGCCACGATGGCGTGCGGCACCTGCGCGTCGGACGAGGTCGCGTCGATGTATCGCCCGCTCGCCGGGAAGATCTGGTTCAGAAACCGCGTCTTCCGCGCCTGCACGGCATTGCGAATTATGGGAACGTACAGTTGCGCGTTGCCGTTGTAGACTTGATTTTGATTGAGGACGCAGTTATAAATATCCCAAAAATCCATGATCTTGTCGGAACGCTCGGCCTGATCACGGAAGCCCTCCATGATCCGCCGAAACTCTTGAATCATATCATCGTGGGCTTTCGACCCGCGCCGGCCCAGCAATTCCCGATCGCGGCGCAGCTCCTGGGTCTCGCCGTCCGCCATCAGTGCAGTTCACGCTGGGTGTTCATCCGCCCCGGCAGCGCCGACCGGTACCGCCTGCCCTGCTGGTCCCAAGCCCAGTTGACGGTCTCCTCAGCCTCCTCGAGCCCCCAAGCCACCAAGGAGGCCATGCTTTCGAGCCCCTCCATCAGCACCCGGTAGCGCCCCGGCCGCGCTTCCCCCGAGGGCTCGCCGCGGACGAACTCCCGGCAGTAGCCGCCGGAGAACGCGCGCAACGTCCAGTGCGCGTCCTCGCTGACACTGAACGCCGGTGCGCCGCCGCGTTGTCGGCCGAGCTCGCGGCGGATGAAGCCGCGCCCGCCATCGAGCGCGCCGCCGGTCCGGATCTCGACGCCGAAGCTGCGCAGCGCTTGCGCCAACCCGACATTCGACCATTCGTTGAAGTGCTCGGGGCCCAGCACCGCCACCAGCGCCCGGCCCGCCCGCATGGAAGCCGCGCGCAGCAAATCTTCTATGATCTCCCCCGGATCGCCCTCGAACAGCCAATCGGCGAGCACCCGCAATCGTCCTTCCTCGAGCTGCACCAGCACCCCGCTCAGCATCGTGCGGGTCGCGTTGGCCGCCACATACACCGGCCCCGGACGCAACATCTGCGGCCGGATGTGCGCCGCCGCCTGCCAATCCTCGTAGATCAATCGTCCCGGGCGAAGTTGCAGCGCATAGGCAAGCGCATTGGCGGTGTCGATGCGGCCGGTCGGAAAAGCCAATAACTGATCGCGCAGATCCGGCAGCTCAGTTGCAAACACGACTTCTCCGGCGGCGAAGAAGGGCTGCAATCCTCGAATGAAATCGATCTTGCCCCGCGGGGCACGGATGCCACGGTACGGGATAGCGCCTGATAGAGACATGCGCGCTCGGATCGGCTGGGCGAGCCACTCATTCAACCCGTCCTCCTCGACCCCCAGTTCAACCAGTTCATATTCATCCGACAGCCGGAACGCCAGATCGACGATCTCGTCCGGCATCAAGGCCGCCGCCCCGGCCTCCCACACCACCAGCTTATGCCGCTCCCAGCTCCACACCGCCCACCCGGTCAAGGACGACGTCCGCCGCACCGTGCGCGCCGGGTCGATCATCCCAAAGCGTGCCTGAAAGGTGTGCTCCTGCGGCTCGACCTTGATCATCTCATATCTAAAGGTCCGACTGCCCTCGGCCACCGCCTCGCACATGTACTCCCGCGCCCACACATCGGCCTGGCCCAACGCGATGTAGTCCCCCTGCTCCTGGTCGATCCAGCCGAGCGGGTAGCGCGACGGCCACGCCGGCTCACGCTCGCCCGACGCGCCGACGCGCTCGATCGGAAAGGTGTGGCTCGGCCATCCCGGCCGCGGCGTCCTGACCAGCAGCATCGGCACGCTCTCTTGATCCATCGGCGTCGCCAACACCCGCACCCGCCGCTTGGGGTCGCACGCCGGCAGCAACTCAGCCAAGAACCACCGCAGAGTTCGCCTTCGCCCCTCGGGCGTCTGCACGTTGTCCTTGTCCTCAAAATCGTCCACCACCACCAGGTCCGGCCGCCAGTCGAGGTGCTTGATCCCCCGGATGTCCTGGTCGCGCCCCATCGCCTGAATGCAGCGCCCGCTCTTCAGCACCAGCTTCGTCTGGGTCCACACCTCCCCCACCAGGTCGCCAAACACCGAACGCAATTCCTCGTTGGTCTTCAATTCATTGCTGATCGCCGCCAGACGCTCGGCCGCGCGCGCCTCCGAAGACCCGATCAACAGACAATTCCTAAAGTTCCCCAGGCACGCCGCCAAGCTCACCCACTCCTCCGACAGCGTCGACTTGCCACTCCCCCGGAACGACAGGATCACCATGCGGTCCTCCGGCGCCCACAACGCTGTGATCAGCGCCGCGTGAAAGCCCGGTGTCGCATCCTCGTGGCGCCGCGCAAAAAACTCCGCATGCGCCCAGTGCGGGTCGAGCGCAACGACGTCCGCCAGCAGCTCGGCGTCGTTCAGAACGAGTCCTCCTCGTCCCCGTCATCCCCATCCTCGCCGTCCAGCTCCCAATCCCCCATCAAGTCCCACGGCACCGCAACCTCGTCGTCGTCCCCGTCCAAATCCACATCGGGGTCCGAATTCACCGCCAGCAGCTCGTCAATCCAGTCCAGCAGCTCGTCCCAGGACTCTGGCTCGCTCATCGCAGCCCTCCGAAGCTTTAGCGAAGCAGCGGCAGCGGCACCACACACGCCAGCAGCCCGAAAATCACCACGATCACCGCAATCACGATCGCCGCCCAGATCACTATCCGCACCACCGCTACCGCCGCATTCAACGCCCAGGCCAGCTCGGCCGGCGGTTGCGCCAGCGCCAGCAATACCCGGATGATCGCCAGCATCGCCAGGATCACCACGATCCAAATCAGCAGGTGCTCGATCGCGCCTAGGCCAAAGCACATCCTCAATCATCCATCACCGGCTTCCTCCTCGGCCGCCTGAAGCGGCCTGCGGCTTGTTCGTCAGGGCTCACCAGCCACCCCAGCCGCCGCGCCTCCTCCAGCGCCTGCTCCCGGCGCGCCCGAGAACCCCCGGGCGGCCCTCCAACCTTCAGCGAATACCGCGACAACTCCCTGGGCAGCCGTCGAGAAAGCCACGCCGGAGAGCGCATCCGAAGATCCATCGAGCGCACCGTCCGCTCAATCGCCGTCAGCTTGGCCATGTTCCTTGCTCGCTAAAGCTCGCCAGTGAAACCCTCGTCAACCGCTACTTTCCCACAGCCACCTTGACTCCAACCACCCTACCGTTAAAAAATTTTTGCGCCACAACTCCCCTCGCGCGCGGCAGCAAAAAAAACCAGACCTCGCAGGTCGAGACACCCCCGACGCCGCAACCCTCACTCCCCCCAGCAGGTTGAACACCACAGCCCGAATATTCCTACCGGTTGAACACACCCAAAACCAGCCGCGCTTTCTCAGAGGGTTGAACCTAACACCACACCTTCTCCACCGCACGTTGAACACCCCCAAAAACGTCAGCACTTTCCGAGACGGGGAGCAAAATTCTCAGGCCCCCTCTCCCCCGCCGGGGGTCTCCCCGTACCGGGGCTGGCCGGCCGGGGCCAGCCCCTAGGGCAGGGGCTCGAGGGGCTCGAGCATGGCTCGAGCGCCACGAGCACCGCAGCACGAACCGTGCAACATCAATAGCTTACGCGCGGCGTGTCATCAGCCTCAAGGTTCGTGACGGTAGCTGCGAGTGCAGGCTGGCCAATGGGTTAGATCAGAGTGTCAACAGCTTAGACTGCCGCTGAACACGCAAGCCCGAGCTCGTTATATCCGTTCGGGAATTACGCGAGGACCGTAGTAGCAACGGCTTTTGCTGCGAGGTGCGTCCTCGTTGACCTTCAGCCGCAGCTTCTTGGTCAGGAACCGACTCACCGAGGCCATCACCCGATCGCCGGCGCGGCGGCTGCGAACATAGATGTTGCAGTCGTCGGCGTAGCGGCAAAAGCGGTGACC